CAGAAGCTGCATCTCCAAATGTTAAATTACCTGAAATTGTAGCATTACCTGTAACTGTAAGATTTCCACCTACTGCTAAATTACCAGAAATATCTGCAGCACCATTCATATCTATTGTAGTAGCTGCTATTTGTATTTCTGTATCAGCTACTAAGTCTAATTGTCCATCAGTACTAGAATTGATGTATATAGCTGTATCTCTAAATTGTATTTTTTCTGTTGTTGCAATTAATAAGTCATCAGAGAACTCAAAGTAATCTTCATCTTCTTTCCATGTCAATACTCCATCATTAGATGCAGCATTAAAAGTAATAGCAATATCACTTTCAGCATTTGTACCAAATACTAAAGCATTACTAAATAAATTTGAAATAGGACCACCATCACCAGTTGTACTACCATCATGGGTATGTCCTGAACTTACGTTAAAAGCATTTACTAATTGATTATATTCATTGTTAAAAAGTGCAGCAGTAATGGTATCGCCATCACTAAATGAACTTTGTCTAGTATATCCTGCCATTTTTTATATCTCCTATTGTCTTCCTGAAGGTCTATATGTTACATATAGTCCATTAATTGCGTATGGTGCATTTGTATCTGCACTAAAAATTTTAAAAAAGTTACTGTGTCCACTACCTGTTAATCCTTGTCTTACTAAAGGTTGTTCAGATGCTCCAAACTTTTGTGAATTAAAAGAAGCAACACCAAATAAAGCTGGTTCTGGTATTTCTGTTAAAACTATGTCAGCAGGTTGTGGAGTACTTAAACTGTCATAATCAAATCTAATTCTAAGTGTTGGTTGTGCATCACCTTCTGGAGTAAAAGCAATTTTTGCATAATCTAAAGTTTTTAATGTGCCTAAATCTCCATAATCAAAATCTGGTGATTGATACTCTGCTTCTATATTTGTAGATGTTCCTGCTGGATTAAAGGCATTACCAGTATCATGATTGTAAATATGTCCATCTCTATCACCATGATAAAATTTTTCTACTCCACTACTATCAAATCCTGATGTAATAGCTGGAGCTTGTATGCCTAATGTTTCTGACCATTCAAAACCATTAGGTCTTAGTGTTCCTATAATTCCTTTTGACCCTGCTGTTGATTGAGTATCAGCACTATAAAACATTCTATATTGTGATTTATCTCTAATAACTACACTACTAAATTGTAAATCTTCTGTATTTAATATTTCGTTTATAATAGGTTGTATAGCTTGACTTATAGTTCCTAATTCAACATCACCAATTCTTGCAGTACCAGCAACTGTTCTAAATCCATCAGGTGCTAAAAATATTAAGTCACCAGCAATTTCTTGAATAGTTTGACCATCAACACAACCTACATTTTTTGTAACCGGCACTACTGCAATAGTACTAGAATTATTTATATTTTGTAATTTAAATATTGAGTTTTGACAAAATATAAATAGTTCGTTACGGAAACTTTTTAGTCCTACTACTTTATCTTCTAATGTTATACTTCCTGAACCTGAACCACTAAAACTATCTATATCTCCTGTAGCACTAAAATAAATAGTATTTGGTGTGCTAGGGTCTCCAGATACTACTAAATGATTATCATGTATAGTACAAAATTTTGCAGTTGTTGAACCACTAATTGTTATTTGACTAACAAAATAAGTTCTTGAGGATAATGCAGTTCCAGTACCTGTCATTTTAAATAAGAAAGGTTTATTGTTACCACTCTTATCTGTTATAATTAACTCACCATAATCTGAAGTACCTTCAAATAATGCAAATTCACATTGGTCTATTGATGTTAATGACAACTCACTACGACCTGAAAAAGTACTAAAATTGTCACCAGAAGCATCTACACTAGCTTTATTTATTTGTAAATAACTTGTACCATCTTGACTAAAAAATATATCATTACCTGCTACAGCTACAACACCATCTGCATAAACTGATAAACCTTCTATATCTTCTGTAGTATTAGGTCTAACAGCACTACCACCACCAAAAACAGTATAACCATTTATTCTTCTATAACCACCTTCAATAGATACCTCAAAGTTTCTTAACTTTGTTGCAACTCCGGGGGTTCTTAATAATGCTAATGAGTTTGTAGATTTATTTAGACCACCTTGTAATGGTACTGAAAATGGTAAAGAAGCTGCCACTAAAAATATCTCCTATCATCTGTCATATATTTTGGTTGAGGATTAATTAAATTACTTTTCATAGACCTCAATGCTTTTCTATAATCATCTTGTGCCATAGCAGCTTGTTGAATATTTTCTTTAAATTGATGTACATAATATCTAGTTCTAGCTGTTATAACATTACTATATTGTTCTGGCATTGGTATAGTATCATTATGAGCTGATAAAGGTGTTGGTTTTTCAAAAGCGTAAAAATGCACATTATATACTTTATCTGGTATAGGACTTAATCCAAATTTTCTATGGTCTGGACTTTTAAAAACATAAAAAGGTTCTCCATGAGATGCATCTGAACCTTTAGCATCATCTGCATTTTCTGCATCTCTATGATATTGTTTCCAATCAGCAAGAGTTAAAAATCTTAATCCTTGAGATACAAAAGGTGCTGATTCTCCACTTACATTAATAGTAGTAATATAAAAATCATCCCAATCAACTGCAGAATAATCTGAAGTTATACTAGAACTACCATCTTTTAAAGTGTACCATCTTTGTCCTGCTACTGTAGGAACAGTAACATTTCCATAAAAAGGGTCTGTACCTCCACTAACTCCAGCACTAAAAAATGGTAATTCTGGTTCTGCATTTGCTATATCAAATAATGATTTATTTATAGCATCTTTAACAAAAGATTGTATACCTGTAGCTGAAGCAAATGTTCCAGATGTTAATACTACTTCATTAAGTTCTCTAAGAACTTCATTGCTCAAGTCTAGATATGTTGTAGCCATTATCTACCTACTTTTTTCTGTGCTGCTTTGTGTGCTTGTGTAAAAGTTTTACCTTTTTTCATCATGTTAGCCATCATTTTCATATGCTTACCAGTATGATGAACAGAATGTTTTTTCATTGTTTCTTGTTGTCTAGTAGTTAAACTTGATAAATCTGCACCTTTTACCATTACTTTTTTATTAGTTGTTTTTTTAGGCATTTTCTTTTTAGCAGGTCTACCTCTTTTACTACCATATGTACCCGGTCCACTTGGCATAATTATTCTCCTTTATTTATTAATTTTAATTAGGTTTAGCTTGTGGCATTCCACCATCAACGTACATCATTCTACCCATACCAGCTTTTTTTCTTTTCATCATCATTTCTGTACCCATATTGGCTTTTTTTCTTTTCATCATTTCGATGCCATTACGAGCTTTTTTTCTTTTTGGTCCGTACATTTATTTCTCCACTTTGTTTTTTTCGTTATAGTAACCCGGTCTTAAACTTTCATTATAACCAGCCATATCTTTACACATCTCTTCTTTTTCTTTTATAGATTTGTAATATTTAATATTTCCACTAGGTCT